TTAGTACACAAGTTTTTCTAATTTTTGCTCTAACTCTCTGTCCATTTTCTCTGTTACATGTGTATACACCTTTATAGTCGTTTTTTCATCTGTATGTCCTACTCTTTTCATAATTGCTTTTAACGATATATTCATTTCCGCCAATAAACTTATGTGTGTATGCCTTAGTGTGTGAGTAGTAACTTTTTTATTTATATTTAATGATTCTGCAGCTGAGGACAATCGTTTGTTTATCCTACTGCCTTGCATAGGATTTCCTTGGCAAGTTGTGAATATAAACCCTCTATCAACATAGCTTGGTTCCCATTGTTGCATCTTTTTATTTTCTAACATTATTTTTTTCAATACATTTGCTATCCTTGAATTGATGGCGATTTTTCTTCTTGAACCTGCGGTCTTAGTAGTATCTTTGTGACCAAATCCAGCATTACATTTGATTCTGTGAATAGTGCCATTAATATCGATCGTTTTATTTTTGAGGTCAACATCTTTAACTTGGAGCGCTAATAACTCACCTATGCGCATACCTGTTAAAGCTTGAACTTCTACAGCCCCAGCAACTAAAATACGAGCTCTATACTGCATGTTATTATCGTTCAGTATAAAATCGCGTATCTGTATTACCTGTTCCATCTCTAAATAGTTGTACATTTTCGCTTCTTCTTTTTCTATATCTTCTATCGTCTTACTCTTCTTTGGTAGTGTGACGCTATTTAATATGTGTTCGTTTGGATAATTGTAAAATTTAACGGCGTATTTAATAGCTTCTTTCATATGTCCAAGTTGACGCTTTACCTGATTTTCAGAATATATGTTTGATAATTCGTTAATAAATGTTTGCATGTACTTTGTATCAATTTTGTTTAAAAGTAAATTTTGAGAACTGTTCTTTTTGATGTTTTTGATTCTTGTTTTCAAATTATCAAGCGTCGTTACTTTAAAGCCAGATGTTTTTGTATGATATTCAAGCCATTCATCTAATAGCGCGTGAAAAGTCAAAGTTTTTAATTCGCTTGACGACTTGTTGTTCAGTTTTTCTTTTATTTTTTCTTCTAAACGAAACATTGCTTCTTTTTGAGATTGTTTTGTATTCTTGTTCAACACAACACTTACGCGCTTCCATTTATCTGTGTATGGATCTTTGTACTTCTCGTAATATCTGTATTTAGTTTCGTTATTTTTGTTTTTAAATTTTTCAATCCACATGTTTATACCTCCTGTAGGAACGTATGTTCTGTAAATTTGTAAAAAATAATAAGGGTAGGTGGGCTACCCAAAATTTAGTACTAGGTACTAAATATGTTATAATAAAATAAAAAGTAGGTGATAAGATGACTCAATTTCTAGGGGCGCTTCTTCTTACAGGAGTTTTAGGTTACATACCATATAAATATCTAACAATGATAGGTTTAGTTAGTGAAAAAAACAAGATTATCAATACTCCTGTATTATTGATTTTTTCTATTGAAACATGTTTGATATGGTTTTATACTTTTATAATTTTTAATAATGTTGATTTAAAAAATTTGAGTTTACTTCAGTTGCTTACAGGTCTAAAAGCAAATATTTGGTTTCTAATTATTTTTGTTTTAACAGTGCTTGTATTTAATCCTTTAATTGTTAAATTCATTATCTGGTTAATTAATGAAACAAGAAAGTTTATGAATTTGGATTGTATAAGCTTATTAGACAAAAGAGACAAGTTGTTTAATAACAACGGTAAACCAGTATTTATAGTTATTAAAGACTTTGAAAACAGAATCATTGAAGAGGGTGAACTTAAAACCTATAATTCAGCTGGTAGCGATTTCGATTTACTAGAGGTTGAGCGACAAGATTTCAAAGTATCTGATTTACCGTCAAACGATGAATTGTATATTAAACATACGCTTGTAGACCTTAAACAACAAATTAAATTGGATTTATATTTAATGAATGAATACTAATCTTTTTTCTTAGCTTTTTCTGATAAAGTGCTTTTTAATTTTTCGCTGGCGCCTGACTTTTCAAAACTTTTGTTTAATGGGTTACTACGAGTAGTTTCTTGTTTTTTGTTTTTATCTACCATAAAATTCTCACCACCATTCAACGTCTACACTAGTAGGCGTTTTTTGATTTTTATATTAAAGGGCTATAAAAAGCTGTTAATACTTCAATTCTTTAATCCACATATATTTAAAAGTGAGGTAGTAGGTAATAAATATAAGACTTAAAGTTAAGATTGCTTTTTTCATGTCAATTTCTCCTTTGTTTATATTTATATTAAATCACTAAATAGACGTTATTAATCACAATACAATTAATTGATTGTAAGATACTTAGTCGTATAATTCTATATACCTATTAGTAAATTCTTCTGCTGTTATTTCTCCATTTTCTTTTTGTTGTTGAAGTTTAGAAGCTTCTTTTTGAATTGCATCGTATTTTTCACGAGAATACCCATATTTTTCCATCTCTTTATAATTAGCTTCGTTTATTTGTTCTTGTTGCTGAGGTGTGACACAACCACCAACTGTGCATTGTGTACCATCAGGTTTTGTGTAACCTATAACGTCACCTGCGCCTTGTGCTTGGTACCAAGTATTACCATCTGCATCTACCATGCCGTTAACATTGTGACCATTTTTTACTCTTTGTGATATTTCGTCTTTAGTTAAAGGTCTATTGGTTTGTTGATCGTTGTTAACGTTTGTGTTGTTCTCGTTGTTTACTTGATTATTGTTATCGTTTTGATTAGCATTTTCTTTTTTCGCTTCTGCTTTTTCTTTAGTTTCTTTCTTTTTATCTTTGTTATCTTTCTTTGTTTCAGTTTTTTTGCTTTCCTCTTTCTTATCGCCGTCGTGGCTACCACAAGCGCCTAAAACTAACGCACTCGCTAATGTTAAACCTAATAATCTTTTCATTTTAATTTCTCCTTTGTTTATATTTCTTTATATTTAAAAACTCTCAATGGCTCAAATGTAATTGAGTATTCGCCGTAGTGAGTCCCAATACCATATATCTTTTTATATTGTTCTATTGCTTCTAATATGTATTCTTCACTCAATTGCAGATACTCAGACAACTCATACAAGTTACGTACACCATAATTGTAAGCTTCCACAATTTCGCGTAACGGGACTGCTGAGATAAAGCCGTGTCGCCTTGCGTAATTTTCGAACTTGCGATTGTTGAATTTCGAGTAATCGGCTATATCACCGTATGTAAGTTTATTATGTGCTAATTCTTCAAAGAGAATTCCTGCCTTTTCTCTATCTGATAAGCCACGCTTTATTAAAATTAAATCTCCTAACCATACCCCATCCAAATTATCTGGAAGCACATCAGCCTCTCTTATTTCAATATAATCATGTTGTATTAAAGTTTCTTCATATAATCCCATCTGATACATCCTTTACTTACGTTTGCTTCTTATATAATCAGCATAATCTAAAACTCTTTGCCATTCATCATCTGTCAATTCTCCTTCAAGGTGAGCTGCACGATGTTGTACTTCGTTTTCTGGTTGTCTATTTTTTAATAGTAAATATTCTGGGGTAACTTTCAATGCATTGGCAATTTCAGCTATATCCTCCATAGGTATTTTTCTGCTACCGTTTTCGTATCGGGATAAGGTAGATTTATTGACACCTATCTTAATTGCAAAATCAGTTAAATTCACATTATTTTCTTTTCGTAGTTGTTTGATTAATTTACCTATTTCCGCTGAAGTTCTCATTTCAAATTTACCTCCGTTTTATTTATAACAGTATAATAACACTTTTCCATATAGGAAACAACTAGCATTTTAAAAGAATAAAAAATATTTTTCGAGATTTTTGTTGACAATTAGGAAACTTAAGTTTAATATTGAGTTAACTTCAAAAAACGGAGGTGAGCAAATGTATGAGTTCAATGTCAAAAGAATGAAAGCTGAGCGCATTGCTAAAGGCATTTCGATTTCTGATATGGCAAAAAAATTAGGAATGACACCAGGAACTTATTCAAAAAAAGAAAACGGACATATTAGAATTAATGTTGACGATTTAGCAAAAGTAATTGAAGTGTTAGAATTACCACAAGATAAGTGCGGTATTTTTTTTACTTACAGAGTTTCCAAAATGTCAACAAAACAAGGACAAACATCTTAAAAGGAGGAACTACAAATGAAACTACTAAGAAGGCTATTCAATAAAAAACACGAAAACTTAATTGACGTGTGGCATGGAAATCAATGGTTAAAAGTGAAAGAAAGCAAATTAAAAAAATATAAAGTGGTCTCGGATAGAGAAGGTAAGAAATATCTAATTAAATAAGCGCACTTAATTAGTGCAAGTAATCAAGTGCGCTATTGCCTTACAATCCTAAATCTTTTCTGCTTTTTTCTTCTTCTTGTAATCCCAATAACACAGAAGAGTAAATGCTGAAATAGTCACGAGCAACGCTATCTTTAGCGAATGCAATTACGTCATCACCGACTTCTTGCCATTCGTTATGAATCTTATGTCTATCTAGAGCTCTAGGTAATAGCGAGATTGTAATATCGTGAGCAATTTTCTCTAAATCCATAAATTTCACCTCCTTCCACTGGGAGATAACTAAATTATATAACAAAACAACTTAAAGGAGGAACGACAAATGCAAGCTCAAAACAAAAAAGTCATCTATTACTACTATGACGAAGAAGGTAATAGACGACCAATAGATATTCAAATTAATGACGGATATGAACTTATGGTCCGATCTTATTTCATCAACAACACCATTGAAGAAATACCATACTTAAATAATAACTTATATGCCTTGGTTGATGGTTATGAATTTAAGTTAGATTGAATTTTTGAGAAAGATATTGAAAAGCTAACTTCCCCATAAGATTAAGAGACATACTGGATGTTTTGTTAACGACACTTTTAACTTCGTTCCAAGTTTTATTGTCTCTAATATTATCGAGAAATTCATGGCCAGACCAAGTGATGTCATCAATAATCCAAGAAACGACCCTGCCTTCGATGAATTTCAGATCGCAACAAATAAATTTAGCTTCTTCTAATTTTAAAAGTGAGTACATTACTGTTTCAAAATCATATTTATCAAAAATAATATTATCGTTGAAATTATGTCGAGTAAGTGGTTCACCTATTTTCTTATTAGATTCTATTTCTAAGAGCAAGAGTCTAACGCAATCGTGATTAAGTTTCATCCTATCACCTCCATAACAGGAGTATAGCAGAAAGGATCATAAACATCTTAAAAGGAGGAACAACAAATGTTACAAAAATTTAGAATCGCTAAAGAAAAAAGTAAATTAAAACTCAATTTACTAAAACATGCAAACAGTAATTTAGAAACAAGAAACAACCCTGAACTGTTGCGAGCAGTTGCAGAGTTGCTTAAAGAGATTAATCGATAAATTCTATGAATTCGATTTTAGCTGAAGCGATAGCTACTATTTTGTCTCCAACAAAAGTATATGAGCCATTAGTGAACAAGGAACTTTTAATTTTTTCTTTTGATATTTCAACAGTTCCGCGATGACCTGACTTTATCACTTTTTCTAAATTATCGATTTCAACAAATTTATCATTAGAAAGATATAAACAAGCTTTCATACTTATCACCTCCTTAGGTTGATAACAACATTATACACGAAAGGAGGAATAACAAATGAACATTCAAGAAGCAACTAAGATAGCTACAAAAAATCTTGTCTCTATGACACGGAAAGATTGGAAAGAAAGTCATCGAACTAAGATATTACCAACAAATGATAGTTTTTTACAATGCATCATTTCAAATAGCGATGGGACAAACCTTATCAGATATTGGCAACCTTCAGCCGATGACCTCATGGCAAATGATTGGGAAGTTATAAACCCAACTAGAGACCAGGAATTATTGAAGCAATTTTAGAAATGCTATCAATGATACTTTTTAAATTGTTTTTAAACTCATTTTCAAAGTAAACAACAGTCTTGTCTGAAATTGTTACATGATAAATAGTGTTACTAGCATACACGCCGTTTAGGAACCCAGAGTTTTTAAGTTTATTTAAATCGTATTTTACATCTTCGAAATGTAGTTTTTGAAAATACTTTGTATGTATATCTTTAGCACTTCCAAAATTATTGCAGGTTAATTTAACCGAACCTAACTTTACACATTCTAAATAATCTTTGTAGAGTACGGACAAGATATATTGTTGGTCTTTAGTAAGTGTATCAAATTCATCAGATATCAAGGGCATGTTATCACCTCCTTAGGTTGATAACAACATTATACACGAAAGGAGCATAAACAAATGAACACAAGATCAGAAGGATTGCGTATAGGCGTCCCACAAGTTTCTAGCAAAGCTGATGCTTCTTCATCCTATTTAACGGAAAAGGAACGTAACTTAGGAGCGGAAATATTAGAGCTTATTAAAAAAAGTGATTACAGCTACTTAGAAATAAACAAAGTTTTCTATGCATTAGATAGAGAACTTCAATACAGGGCGAATAATAACAAACTTTAACATTTATCTAAAGGAGTGATAGAGATGCCAAAAATCATAATACCACCAACACCAGAAAACACATATCGAGGCGAAGAAAAATTTGTGAAAAAGTTATACGCAACACCTACACAAATCCATCAATTGTTTGGAGTATGTAGAAGTACAGTATACAACTGGTTGAAATATTACCGTGAAGATAATTTAGGTGTAGAAAATTTATACATTGATTATTCAGCAACGGGAACATTGATTAATATTTCTAAATTAGAAGAGTATTTGATCAGAAAGCATAAAAAATGGTATTAGGAGGATTATCAAATGAGCGACACATATAAAAGCTACCTATTAGCAGTGTTGTGCTTCACGGTCTTAGCGATTGTACTCATGCCGTTTCTATACTTCACTACAGCGTGGTCGATTGCAGGATTCGCAAGTATCGCAACATTCATATTTTATAAGGAATACTTTTATGAAGAATAAAAAAAACTGCTACTTGCGACAACAAGTAACAGTCGGAGTGATTAGCAAATTAATCTAAATTAAATATATAAGGAGTTATTAATATGACCTTACAACAAAAAATATTATCACATTTTGCAACATATGACAATTTCAATCCTGATGATGTAGTTGAAGTTTTTGGAGTATCGAAAACACATGCAAAATCCACTCTTTCAAGACTTAAGAAAAAAGGAAAGATTGAAATGGAAAGTTGGGGGATCTGGCGTGTTGTTGAACCGCAGTTACATTTAACTGTTGTAGAACGTAAGAAAGAGATATTAGAAGAACAATTCGAGTTATTGGCAAGATTAAACGAACAAAGTGATGACCCTAGAGAAATAGAAGAACGTATCAAGTTAATGATTCGTCTAGCTAACCAATTTTAAGGAGGATTTAATCAATGGCAATATTAGAAGATATTTTTGAAGAATTAAAACTATTAAATAAGAATTTACGTGTGTTAAACACTGAACTATCAACTGTAGATTCATCAATTGTACAAGAGAAAGTTAAAGAAGCACCAATGCCAAAAGAAGAAACAGCTCAACTGGAATCAATTGAAGAAGTTAAGGAAACTTCTGCTGATTTGACTAAAGATTATGTTTTATCAGTAGGAAAAGAGTTCCTTAAAAAAGCAGACACTTCTGATAAGAAAGAATTTAGAAATAAACTTAACGAACTTGGTGCGGATAAGCTATCTACTATCAAAGAAGAACATTATGAAAAAATTGTTGATTTCATGGAAGCGAGAATTAATGCATGAAGCTAGATCACTCAAATAGAGCTCATGCAAAGCTAAGTGCAAGTGGTGCGAAACAATGGCTAAACTGCCCACCGAGTATTAAGGCAAGTGAAGGTATTGCAGATAAAAGTTCAGTTTTTGCTGAAGAAGGTACATTCGCCCATGAATTAAGTGAGTTATATTTCAGTCTTAAATATGAAGGCCTAACACAGTTTGAGTTTAATAAAGCTTTTCAAAATTATAAGCGAAATCAATATTACAGTGAAGAGTTGCGTGAATATGTTGAAGAGTATGTAGCTAATGTAGAAGAAAAATATAACGAAGCTTTGAGTAGGGATAATGATGTAATAGCTTTATTTGAAACAAAATTGGATTTAGGTAAATACGTCCCTGAATCTTTTGGTACTGGTGATGTCATTATATTTTCAGGTGGTGTACTTGAAATTATTGACCTTAAATACGGTAAAGGCATTGAAGTTTCAGCTATAGATAATCCTCAACTTAGATTATATGGCTTGGGCGCATATGAACTGCTTAGTTTAATGTATGACATTCATACAGTTCGCATGACTATCATACAACCACGAATAGATAACTTTTCTACTGAAGAGTTACCAATATCAAGATTACTTCAATGGGGAACCGATTTTGTTAAACCATTAGCCAGACTTGCTTATAACGGTGAAGGTGAGTTTAAAGCAGGTAGTCATTGTAGATTCTGTAAGATAAAGCATTCATGTAGAACACGTGCAGAATACATGCAAAATGTGCCTCAAAAGCCACCACATTTGTTAAGTGATGAAGAGATTGCAGAACTTTTATATAAACTGCCTGATATCAAAAAATGGGCTGATGAAGTAGAACATTATGCGCTAGATCAAGCGAAAGAAAATGATAAAAACTATCCTGGTTGGAAGCTTGTAGAAGGTCGTTCGCGAAGAATGATAACTGATACAAAAGCAACGCTTGAAAAGTTAGTTGAAGCGGGTTATAAACCTGAAGATATTACAGAAACCAAGTTACTTAGCATAACGAAATTAGAAAAATTAATTGGTAAAAAAGCATTTTCTAAAATTACAGAGGACTTTATAGAAAAGCCACAAGGTAAATTAACACTTGCTACCGAGTCTGATAAACGACCAGCTATAAAGCAATCTGCTGAAGATGATTTTGACAAACTATAAAAATTAAAAAGGACGGTATATAAACATGAAAGCAAAAGTATTAAATAAAACTAAAGTGATTACAGGAAAAGTAAGAGCATCATATGCAAATATTTTTAAACCACGCAGTATGCAAGAAGGTCAAGAAGCAAAGTATTCCATCAGTTTAATCATTCCTAAGTCAGATACAAGTACGATAAAAGCTATTGAACAAGCTATAGAAGCTGCTAAAGAAGAAGGAAAAGTTAGTAAGTTTGGAGGCAAAGTTCCTGCAAATTTAAAACTTCCATTACGTGACGGAGACACTGAAAGAGAGGATGATGTGAATTATCAAGATGCTTATTTCATTAATGCATCAAGCAAACAAGCACCTGGTATTGTTGACCAAGACCGAAATAGATTAACGGATTCAGGAGCTGTTGTAAGTGGTGACTATATTAGAGCTTCAATCAATCTATTTCCATTCAATACAAATGGTAATAAGGGTATTGCAGTTGGATTGAACAATATTCAACTTGTAGAAAAAGGCGAACCTCTTGGCGGTGCAAGTGCAGCAGAAGATGATTTCGATGAATTAGACACTGATGATGAGGATTTCTTATAAGTCAATAGGTGGGGTTTTTAGCCCCACTTTAATTTTAAAGAAATTGAGGTGTCAAGAATTTGAAATTTATGAATATAGATATTGAAACATACAGCAGTAACGATATTTCGAAATGTGGTGCCTATAAATACACAGAAGCTGAAGATTTCGAAATTTTAATTATAGCTTATTCGATAGATGGTGGAGCGATTAGTGCGATTGACATGACTAAAGTAGATAATGAGCCTTTCCACGCTGATTATGAGACGTTTAAAATTGCTCTATTTGACCCTGCTGTAAAAAAGTATGCATTCAATGCTAATTTCGAAAGAACTTGTCTTGCTAAACATTTTAATAAACAGATGCCACCTGAAGAATGGATTTGCACAATGGTTAATTCAATGCGTATTGGCTTACCTGCTTCGCTTGATAAAGTTGGAGAAGTTTTAAGACTACAAAGCCAAAAAGATAAAGCAGGTAAAAATTTAATTCGTTATTTCTCTATACCTTGTAAACCAACAAAAGTTAATGGAGGAAGAACAAGAAACCTACCTGAACATGATCTTGAAAAATGGCAACAATTTATAGATTACTGTATTCGAGATGTAGAAGTAGAAATGGCGATTGCTAATAAAATTAAAGACTTTCCAGTAACTGCAATTGAACAAACATATTGGGTTTTTGACCAACATATAAACGACAGAGGTATTAAGCTTTCTAAATCATTGATGTTAGGAGCTAATGTGCTCGATAAGCAGAGTAAAGAAGAATTGCTTAAACAAGCTAAACATATAACAGGTTTAGAAAATCCTAATAGTCCTACACAGTTATTGGCTTGGTTAAAGGATGAACAAGGATTAGATATACCTAATTTACAAAAGAAAACGGTTCAGGAGTACTTAAAAGAAGCAACAGGAAAAGCTAAAAAAATGCTAGAAATTAGATTGCAAATGTCTAAAACCAGTGTGAAAAAATACAACAAAATGCATGACATGATGTGCAGTGATGAACGGGTAAGAGGTCTGTTTCAATTTTACGGTGCCGGTACTGGAAGATGGGCAGGTAGAGGTGTACAACTTCAGAATTTAACAAAGCATTATATTTCAGATACTGAATTAGAAATAGCAAGAGATCTTATTAAAGAACAACGTTTTGATGATTTAGATTTATTACTCAATGTTCATCCTCAAGACTTATTAAGTCAATTAGTTAGGACGACATTTACTGCTGAAGAAGGTAATGAACTAGCAGTAAGTGATTTTTCTGCAATAGAGGCAAGAGTCATAGCATGGTATGCAAAAGAACAATGGCGTTTAGATGTATTCAACACACACGGAAAGATATATGAAGCATCGGCTTCTCAAATGTTTAATGTACCGGTAGAAAGCATAACTAAAGGCGACCCTCTCAGACAAAAAGGAAAAGTGTCCGAATTAGCTTTAGGCTATCAAGGTGGCGCTGGAGCTTTAAAAGCAATGGGTGCATTGGAAATGGGCATTGAAGAAAACGAGTTACAAGGTTTAGTTGATAGTTGGCGTAACGCAAATCCTAACATAGTTAATTTTTGGAAGGCTTGCCAAGAGGCTGCAATTAATACTGTAAAATCCCGAAAGACGCATCATACACATGGACTTAGATTTTATATGAAAAAAGGTTTTCTAATGATTGAACTGCCTAGTGGAAGAGCTTTAGCTTATCCAAAAGCTTTAGTTGGTGAAAATAGTTGGGGTAGTCAAGTTGTTGAATTTATGGGGTTAGATCTTAACCGTAAATGGTCAAAGTTAAAAACGTATGGTGGGAAGTTAGTCGAGAATATTGTTCAAGCAACTGCAAGGGATTTACTTGCGATTTCTATAGCAAGGCTTGAAGCATCAGGTTTTAAAATAGTTGGTCATGTCCATGATGAAGTAATTGTAGAAATACCTAGAGGTTCAAATGGACTTAAGGAAATCGAAACTATCATGAATAAGCCGGTTGAATGGGCAGAAGGTTTAAATTTGAATAGCGACGGATTTACATCACCCTTCTATATGAAGGATTAGGAGGATAGATTATGACAATAAAGGAATTAGAAGAGAAGTTTAACATCTCTCGATATTTTGTTGTAAAGCATGATAGGGATTGGGAAACAGGTGAAATTATTGACACTTGTATTGTTTTAGATGAATATGCGGACCATATCAACATAGAAGTTGAGGAAGTGATCTAATGCAACAACAAGCATATATAAATGCAACGATTGATATAAGGATACCTACAGAAGTTGAATATCAGCATTTTGATGATGTGGATGATGAAAAAGATGCGCTGGCAAAGCGCTTAGATGACAATCCGAATGAACTACTAAAGTATGACAACATAACAATAAGACATGCATATATAGAGGTGGAATAAATGAGTATCGTAAAGATTAACGGTAAACCATATAAATTTACCGAACATGAAAATGAATTGATAAAAAAGAATGGTTTAACTCCAGGAATGGTTGCAAAAAGAGTACGAGGTGGCTGGGCGTTGTTAGAAGCCTTACATGCACCTTATGGTATGCGCTTAGCTGAGTATAAAGAAATCGTGTTATCCAAAATCATGGAGCGAGAGAGCAAAGAGCGTGAAATAGCTAGGCAACGACGTAAAGAGGCAGAACTAAGAAGAAAGAAACCGCATTTGTTTAATGTGCCTCAAAAACATTCACGTGATCCGTACTGGTTCGATGTCACTTATAACCAAATGTTCAAGAAATGGAGTGAAGCATAATGAGTGTAATCAGTAACAGAAAAGTAGATATGAACGAAATGCAAGATAATGTTAAGCAGCCGTCGCATTACACATACGGAGACATTGAAATTATAGATTTTATCGAACAAGTAACGGCACAGTATCCACCTCAACTAGCATTCGCAATAGGTAATGCAATCAAATACTTGTCTAGAGCACCGTTAAAGAATGGTCATGAGGATTTAGCAAAGGCGAAGTTTTACGTCCAAAGAGCTTTTGACTTGTGGGAGGGTTAACGATGGCAACCCAAAGACAAGTTGAATATGTGATGTCATTACAGGAGCAACTGGAATTAGAAGACTGCGAAAAATATACAGACGAACAAGTTAAAGCAATGAGTCATAAAGAAGTTAGCAATGTGATTGAAAACTATAAGGCAAGCATAAGGAATGAAGAGCTATACGACGAATGCATGTCGTTTGGTCTGCCTAATTGTTAAAAGGAGTGATGACCATGACAGATAGCGCGCGTAAAGAATACTTGAACCAATTTTTCGGCTCTAAGAGATATCTGTATCAGGATAACGAACGAGTGGCACATATCCATGTAGTGAATGACATTTATTACTTTCATGGGCATATCGTACCAGGTTGGCAAGGCGTGAAAAAGACATTTGATACAGCTGAAGAGCTTGAAACATATATAAAGCAACATGGTTTGGAATACGAGGAGCAGAAGCAACTAACTTTATTTTAGAGGAGATGGAAATGATGAAAATCAAAATTGAAAAAGAAGTGAACTTGCCTGAACTTATCCAATGGGCTTGGGATAACCCCAAGTTATCAGGTAATAAAAGACTCTATTCAAACGATGTTGAACGCAACTGTTGTGTGACTTTTGATGTTGATAGCATCTTATGTAATGTGACTGGATACGTATCAATTAACGATAAATTCACTATTCAAGAGGAGATATAACAATGAAAATCAAAGTAAAAAAAGAAATGAGACTAGATGAATTAATTAAGTGGGCATGGGATAACCCTGGATTAGCAACAGGAAGAAATTTTTATCCACAAACCAAGAGTGATATTGATTATAAGTGCTTCTCTCTTTATGACGGAAGAAATTGTATCATAAAAGGTTTTGTATCAGCTGATGATACTTTTGAAGTCGAATTTGAAGAAGAT